AGTTTCAGTATTGACTGCAGTAATAACTGCTTTAGCATCAACATATGGGAAGAAGTGTTAATGAAAAGATTACCAGCAAAACCATTAAATGAAGCATCTTTCTACGTAGCGGGAGGAAGAGATAGGCGTAAGCATTCTGAATGGTTTAAGAAAGATCCTAATGATCCAAGGACAATGGATGAACTCCATAAATTACCATTTAGAGAGTTTCTGGATGCTGTGACATCGAGAAACTATCAAACTGAAGCATGGCTTCGTGGCGAGGAATATCCAATGCCATATCAAATAAGAATGCCAGAAGAAGGTGATATTCTTTGTGATGAGTTCTCTAAACCATTCCCTAATGATGAAGCGCGAATATATCTTGCGGAGAATAATAATGTTTGAATGGAAACCAGTAATACATCGAATTGATATGCCTATGGATGGCACCGTTTTTCTTGCTATCTGGAAGGGCCGCATATCAATGTGTCAATTTGATGGAGAAAGTAACTTCTATATTATTTTCGAGCCAGGAAACTATTCTCAGTGCATGAAAATAGATAGGGATAGAGAAAATAAATTCTCTCATTGGATGCCGTTGCCACCATGTCCAAAGGATTTCTAATGTTTGATTGGATCAAGAATATATTTTCTTTTAAAGTTAAACCTACATTCAATACAACATCTCCATTCGTTGCTATTTCTCAAGAAGATCCACGCAAAATACAATCAGTAAAGAACACACGCAAAGCATTCAAAGATCAACAACAAGCAATGCAAATGCGTGCAATGAAAGCACATGCAGCAGAATGCGATGATACATTTACCTGCACCGCAGAGCCATGTTTCAAATGGGAATCAGATAAAGTAGTAAAGACTGAAACTGTTGCAGCAGATGAATATAATAAGAGACGCAAGAAGAATATGAAGTTGCTTAAGGGAATGAAGAAGTCATAATGAGCAAAAAGTCTTTAAATAAGCAATCATACTATGTAGTAAATGCTGGTGATAAAATAAAACATACCATCACTAATATCGTAGATTACTCTGATGATAAAATAGAGGCAGCCGTAGAAGCATGGAATAATGGCGAGAACTATGGCATTGATCATTCCATAAGAATGCCAGAACCCGGAGAGCATATTTCTTTAGATTGTTTATGTCCATTCGAGAGAATGATAGATGAAGCAGAAAAAAGGATAATGGCTCGGGAGATTGGCAGGGGAATATACGAGATAGATACCAAAGAAAATCGTGGTGGTAAAGACGCAGATTGCAATCGTAAGGAATGTTCACAGAAATCTAATTTCGATATCTTTGATGGTCCATTTGCTATGGCTATCTGTGGAGCATGTTTTAATGAGTTTCTTATCCGGAAATCATTAACCGTTGATCTTATGGAATTTTGTAGTACGCCAAAATAATCTTAGGGAAGTGAAAAAGACATGATGACTGAAGATGAGGCTATGAAAGGTCTTCATGGTCTGTGGATATTATATAATGAAGGAAAATATCCCGGTACTACATGGGAAAAGCTTTTATTAGAACATTTTAAAGATCATAAACATTTAATTCAAAATTATGATGATCTATATGAATTTGAATACAAGCAAAAACAATCTTGTGGAATGAAGAAGTCATGAATGAATGTAAAAAATGCATAAAAGTTCCAGGAATCATGGCAGATGATGAATGTTGGCAATTGCCACGTAGAGCTAATGGTACTTGTGATCATGCATGTCATTACACTCGGTGCAAAGAACATCAGGGCATTCCTAATCCTTTAAAGGAAGTCAAACAAACTTCTTGATATAATCAAGCGTGCGTCATACACTGTCCGTAGAGTTAAAAAGATCAAGGAGAGTTAATGATTTTCCCAGTGCTCGGGCCGCAATACTATGATGAGCGTGACAAAGCCATTCTACAAAGGATGGAGTCTTTCTATGCTGAAGCTATAACGATTAACCAATCGTTCTGGGGGGAGTCAGATACTGACCATCGATTCCATAGTGGTGATCAGACCCTGTGGACAGATCTCTATGGGAATTTACCAGCCAATAGAAGGCGACAATTTAATTTTAATAGAATAAGAAGAGTTGTTAATATGATTGATGGCCATCAGCGCCGCAATCGTAAATCTATTATTTGTGTTCCAGAACAAAACAAAGATTCTGAGACTGCTGATCAATTTACCAAAGCATTCTTATGGTTAGATAAACAAGAGAACTATCTACATACGGTGTCAGAAGCATTTCAAGGCGCTCTCATTGGCGGATTAAACTTCCTGCAAGTATGGGTTGATTATAGATCGGATCCTGTTTCAGGTAATATTAAAATAAGCAATTGCTCCTATAATTCATTCCTCGTTGATCCATATTTTAGGTCAAAAACACTTGATGATTGTAATGCATTATGGAAGAGATCATTCCTAACCAAGAGAGAAGCGATATCACTTCTACCAGAACATACTGAAGAAATTCTAGGGCTTACTGGTCTAGATGCAGGTACCGGCCGTGATGGAAAATTCCAATTCATGCCTGAATCCTACAACTATGGCTACAAAAACTTACTAACCTATGACGAATTTTATTACAGAGATTTCCGTACTCAAAGATTACTCATAGACTCACAAACTGGTGAGACTACTGAATGGCGTGGTAAGGATGAAGAACAATTAAAGTTCTTCCTACAACAATATCCAATGGTTACTATTCTAGATCAAGAAATACCCACTGTGAATCTTGCTATCGTTGTTCAAGGTAAAGTGATGTATCATGGACCAAATCCTATGGGTATAGATAGATATCCATTTGTTCCAGTTCTTGCTTATTATCATCCAGAAATGCCATATTTCCCTTATCGCATACAAGGTGTAGTTCGAGGATTAAGAGATGCGCAGTATTTATATAATCGTCGTCGTATTATTGAGCTTGATATTCTTGAGTCTCAGATTAATTCCGGATGGGTTTACAAAGAAAATGCACTCGTCAATCCAAAAGATATTTTCCTATCCGGACAGGGACGAGGTTTGGCTCTCAAAGATGAAGCACAGATGACCGATGTGCAGAAGATTCCATCTCCTGGTATAGATCCATCGATGATACAACTTTCCGAGCTCCTCGCTAAGGAAATCCAAGAGGTTGCGGGTGTTTCTGATGAGCTCTTAGGATTTGATAATGCTGATACTCTTTCTGGTTATCATGCAATGTTGAAACAATCCGCTTCAACCACTACACTCCAAATTCTCTTTGATCAACTCGATGAGTCACTCAAACTTCTTGGGAATATATTCATTGATGTTATTCAAGCCAACTGGACTCCAGGAAAGATGACTAATGTTCTTGATGGTGAAGCTCCATCACAGCAATTCTATGATAAGAACTTTGGCAAGTATCATGCAGCTGTTGAAGAAGGTTTAAACACTACGACTCAACGACAAATGCAGTTTGGTCAAATGCTTATGCTTCGTGAAGCTGGAGTACCAATATCAGCAGCAGACTTGCTTGAAGCTTCAACCTTACAGAACAAAACAAAGATTATTGAATCTACGGTTCAGCAACAGCAGCAGCAGCAACAAATGCAGATGCAGCAAATGCAATCTCAGATGCAAGAAGCTCAGGCTCGTACTGAGTTAGATCATGCAAGAGCTAAGGCTGAAATTGGACGTGGCATTGAAAGAGTATCGCGTGTACAGGAGAATCAAGCTCTGGCTACTGAGCGCAAAGCGGAAGCTGAGAAGGATCATGAAATCGCTTTACTAAATTTTGTTAAGGCGTTAAAAGAAATGGAAGGGTTAGATTTGATGCATTTAGAGAAACTCATATCTTTAAGTCATCTAGTGAAGAATGAGGATGCTCGTATGGTTGAACAGACTGAACAAAGTGTACAATCTCAATCCCCTATTAATCAGAATCTTCAATCTCTTGGGCAAGAACAGCCCCAGCAGTAATTAGAGGAAAACCCTTGCAGCATCGAAAGATGGCCTGTAGTTTTTACGAAGGAGCCAATATGGCACGACACCACAAATCCAAAATGGATCCACGCCGATACCAAGAAATGCGTGATGCTGGTATGATCCAAGAAGATCATTCAGCAACAGCTAATCTTCCACAAGATGTTAAATACCATGCATGGCCAGAAAACGATGATTATCCTCGTTATGGCCTTGATGACACCATCAAAGGTATCGATAAACAAGAGTCTCAAGATTACCGTGAAATGCAGAAGCATAAACAACCAGGTAAATACTAATGCCTGCCGCTCCAAGAATGAAAGGTAAAGCTACTAAAATTGCATTTGCTCTTTTAGGAAAACCAGAGAACCTGGCTGCTAAGAAAACTGAGCGTCAAAAACATATTGACCATCAGTTGCTGTACCAAGCATCATTTAGAGTTCGATAAATTTGGGTGGGGGTCTGTATGTGTCATACATTCTCCCTACTCATCTATGAGGAAAAACTATGGCTAAAGAAAAAAAAGTCACTGTGGCTAAAGGCGTTAAGATTAAACGTGGCGCTGAAGAGAAGATGCGTTCTAAAAAAGGATCTTCCTCTGCGGGTAAATATAAGAATGTTTCTCCTAAAGCATTTGCAGGAAAATCAGGAGGGGCATCCAAGTTTTCATTTCCTATTAATACCCTTACTCGCGCTCGCAATGCATTGGCCCGAGCTCATTATGCTCCTGACCCTTCTGGCGTACGTTCTGCCGTATATAAAAAGTATCCTCAACTAAAACATAATTACGAGGAAAGACATGGCAAAAGCAAATAAAGTGATCTCTCATCTTAAAAAGGATATTGCGGCAGATAAAGGGCTGTTGAAATATGAAGAACATAAAAAGAGCGAGAAGAAACATCACAAGAAAAAGGATTCGAAGAAATCTATCTCTAAGAAAAAAAATAAAGGCCGCGCTAAGATAAAGAATGTTATGGAAGAATTCAAGATGGGTGAACTCCATTCTGGTTCTAAAAAGGGCCCTATCGTAACTAATCCGA